GTCGTAGCCAAAGGCGCGAACATCGTATTCGTTCTCCGTGATGTAGTTATCCAAATCGTCATAGACCTGCATCATGTCAAGCACGGTACAATCCATGACAACGAGACTGCCTTCCCGAATGAATTCTTCATACTTGGAATGCATTGCGGCAGGAAGTTTGTCGAATGTAAGCTGAGAAATGTAGTTGCGAGTCTTTATGCCAAAGCTCCCGTCTCCAAGGGGAAACAAAAAGGTGAAAGCACAGAAGTCGTCACCCTGCGAAAGATCAGCCCCAAGGGCGCAAGGCATCCTCCAGAAATCATGGTGGCCTTCATGCACCTGGATCTCCTCATAGGAGAAGAAATAGGTATAGCCTTCCATGGGAATGCCGAATCGCTTAGCGAGCGTATCATTGCGCTCATGAGGCGATTTCTCAATGTTATCGACATCGCGCTGATAGGTCTCGTAGCTTACGGTTTTTCCGAGATTCGGATTGGCCTTCAACCACATTTCTGGATGGGCGACTTCATCGATAGAGTCCAGCTTGTAATACCAGATGCTGACCCAAGGCTGATCCAGTTCTCCGCGAAGAATCTTCATCAGCTGCATTTTGATGGTATCGCCGATCGCATTGCGAACGGTCCCTTCAGAGCTGATGGCAACGATCAGATAATCGTCGATCTTGGACGAACCTTGCTCGATTGCACCGATTACATTCTCACGAACGTCACAGGACAGCCATTCGTCGATCGTAGCGATCTTGGTTCTCATAGATTGCAGCTTGTCAATGGACATTGGCACAGTTTCGATCCGGCTGCCGGTCAGGAAATTCTCGATGCCCTTTTTGGTGCTGGCGAGCTTAACCCTCATGGCGCGGGAACCCGTGGTGTTCTGTAAACTGCCTTCTGTGAGAAACTTGAATAGCGGCCCTCTGGCCCTTGTGATGGATGTGCGAATCGGGGAAAGTGTTTCTTCAGCCTGACGCATAGTAAACGCCGTAGCGATCTGATGCGTGGTGCTGGTATCGATGTTCAGAAAGTAGCTCTGAATATTACTGGCGTACATCGTCTTCGCCGCGCCTCTGGCAACGATCAGAAACTGCTTGTTGCACAGCCGCTTCTTGATGATTTTACGCCTGTACCGTATTCTTCCATCATCTGTGGTAACGGGAACCCGCTGTTCCACAAAGTAATACCAGCCGAAGATGTCTTCCGCCCATAACTTGAAGCTGTCGAGCAATTCAAGATCGGAACCGTCCGTCAGAGTAAGCTCCTCTTCACAGTACGCGATAAAACCCTCGACAGCCTTGTCATCATAGTAGTACATAGGATCGGCAATCCTGGCGTCAATCCTGTTCATCTGCAACTCAATCGGCTCACAAACTGGAATTTGTCCCGCGACTACGGCATCTCGAAACATGCCGTAGTATCTGGGAACGGCTGTATTCGATAACGCCATAAATCACCACTCGCTTTAGGACCTGCCAAACCAACCGGAAATGGTGTTCCAGTTATTCTTGAGGGTGATGGCAGTCGTGGAAGCTGTAGCAATGGTTCCGGCGACCTTCAGCGAGGAAGTCAGAATCTTGCGGCCGCGCTCAACTCTGGACGGATTCATCTGAGAATACTGTTTCTCCATGTTCAGGCGATTCAGACGGGAACGTAGTTCAGCGTCGCTCATCTTCTTCACGCTCTTGCTGTCATGGGCTCTCTTGTAGTCTTCATGGGAATCGTCTTTCTTGGGAGACTTGCCGCCGGTCCTGTGGCCGAGCTGCTCCGGAGTGCGCCGGACACCCCACTTCATGCCTATAATACCATAGTGCCAGATTTCTTCCGCCATCGGAAGCACGCTCCTTTCATTAGGGCACAAAAAAAAGACCGGCCTACCAGATAAGGTAAGCCGATCAAAGTGGCTTTGGTTACGGAGCCCAAGCGGGTTGGGAAGCCTGCTGGACATTTGCAGTACCATTGATGATTCGAAGAATCATGCCTTCCTGCAAATCAAGCTGGGTACTTTCGCCGACATTGAATCGATCAAACATCGTTCGCTTATTGCTGTCATAGGCTTCCTGAGATTCGTAAATCTCATAGAAGAAATCGAAGTTTCCTTCGTCATGACGATCTTCAATGCAAGTGAACAGGTAATACCCAGGGACGATGTCCTTGCCAACAGTATAAACCCCTTGGAAAATGCTGTCCTCATCAAGCCTGCACTGGATCTTATCCTGAATCATGGAATCCAGTTGCTCATGAAGAGCAAGCATAGCATCCAAATCCATTCCGCTGATGTCGATCTCCTCTGCCATAACCGGGGCGGAGAAGAGCAGCATGGTTAGTACCAAAGCAATCAATTTTTTCATCGATCATTTCCTCCTAAAAATTACCTTCAGTAGAAAACCGAGTATTGAAAACGGAAGTTTGATAATCCACCAAATAGCCTTGAAAGGGAATAGCAGGAGCTTCACAAACAGATAGTCAGAATAACTATCGTAGGTTCGAGAAGATCGAAATACTTTTCCGTTTCTTAGTCGTCTGGTACGAACTACACGAACCCCCACCGCCAATACCTCCACATCAGCAATCTATGGCAATAGCTTTGTGTATTATACCATATACCCCCACCCCGCGAGTTAAATTTTTGTTACGAATTGTAGCGGAAAAGTCAACTTTCAGATGCGATGCTCTCGGCAGCGACATTGATTCGCCATTCGTAACGGTTGGCTTCCCGATTGATTGAATCGAGAACAGCCGAAACGCTCGGAGGATCAAACAACAGACGGACCTTGAGATAGACGTAAGTCGGCACGAGGTTCAAAAGTCTTTCATCTGTAATGAAGTCGCTCCATTTGGCATTCTTATCCTCGATGGAGAAGCCTTCATCAGGACCGACACCAAGCTGGTTCAATGTTGCGAGGACAGAATTGATGTGAATGATGAGATCAGGATCGAAATGCTCATAGTCCTCTTCGGGACCGAGCATCTTTTTCACAGAAGTGAGAATGCTGTCGTCCATAGCCTACCCCTTTCTGCGGTATTCGTTGAGCGCCTTCTGGAAAGCCTCGGTATCGGCGTATCCACAGGAATGAAACTCGGGGCAGAAGCCGCGATAGATGCACTCAGGCACCATAACCGATCCGAGAACAGGGTCGACACTTGCTACTTTCTCCTTGACTTCTTTCCATGCCTCACGGGTCTCCGGAGAAGCCTGGCTGCACAGTCTTCGACGACTAATGAAGATCAACGCCTGAGCATTCGCTTCACACTCATGCAGAACTGGCGTGTCTTGTGGACTTTTATCTCGATTGACACCGGTGCGATCTGAACGTTGGGTTGAAACCCAGTGTTCGATGCCATGCTTATGGCGCACAAAGTGAACAGAGACCCAACTCTTCAACCTCTCCCATCTCCAGGAGAAGCGAATCCTGCGAATCGGACTGTGCTCGGCAAGGAGGATCGTCTTCTTCCACGAATCAGACGGATAAGCGCCTTCGCCTTCCTTGCTGATGGTCGTCCTTGCGGAACGTTTGACTTTGGGCCACACGTCGATATATTCCGTCCAGTTAATCATGCGATCATACTCTCCTTTCCGCTTTCTTCCATGGACAGGTGTCGTAAGGCGTTCGCTCTATCGGCTCAGCGACCAACAGAGACGAATCGCCGTAGTGAATAGCGTTATGTGTTTCATGGGTTGTACAAATCAGATACTCCGGATCAGTCAGGTACTCGGTGTAATCCCTGATGTCTCTAACAGTAATAGGATTCATGTGGTGGATATAGATTCTCCCATGGATCGTAAAACCCTTAAGACCGAGATCACAGCCAAGATCGCGCGTAATAATGTAATCACGAATCGATCTCCATTCATCTGAATGGTAGAACTGTTGATTCAAATATCGATCAAACCCAAATGTCTCCCTGCCAACGCTTCCTCCAAGCCGAAGATACTCATAGCGGGCCATAAAGGTTGGAATCCGCGTCAACTCGGAATAGGTCCTAATAATCGTCGGCGTATTCATCCTCGTCATCATGTCCACTATACCTCTTCATGGCATTAAGTGCATTGGTATAAAGCTCCTCAATTCTCGCCTGAGACTGGATCTGTTGACGCTTTGCCTCCATCAATTCCAGCTGCTTCTCAGCGAGCTTTCTTTCGGTCCGCTCCTTCTCAGTTGCGAGCTTGAGAAAATGGGTCGTCTCTTGGGAAGAAGCGGTACCGTCGCGCAAACGCTGCTCCACAAGATCCATTGCAAGAGAAATCATCTGACCCTCACGGGCCTCTGGAGTAAGAGCGGGCCGCATCTTTGGCAGAGTCGGGGAGGACACCGCCACTTTTGGTCTTCTTCCCATGACAAGGTCCTCCTTTTTAGAAACTTTCATGCTGCTAAAAAGAACATACGAAGCAGTTTTCACTCATTGTCGAAAGGAGAAAATGAAGAAAAACCAAAGAACAAAGGAGGGAAATCGCCATGAAGAAGCCGTACTACCCCGTATGCTCGTTTTAGCAGCACGATGAAGCAAGACACAATGAAAAACACCTATGAAAAATCCCGCCGGAGATTTTTCACGGAGCCGGGCGATGCAGGAAGGGGGGTGCTTTTTTCAGACCCCTCCCTATGCCTTAATCATTCACTATGCGGTCTGTTTCTTTCCGTTTTTGTATATTTTCTTGTAGATATTTCTGAAATCGAATTTGATAATCTCATCGATCGCCGAGTTGACAGCCTGATTATTCTCTTCTTCAGTCAGTTCGTCGCTGGTTCTGGCGATTCGAGCCAAGTAAGCGCAGGAATTATAGCCTTTTTCCATATCGAACAGCAGCCATTTATCGAACTGAGTGAACGGATCGTAAGGATTATCGAAGGTTGTCAGCATACACGCTTCACTTGCCATCTCGTTCACTCCTTTCAATTACCGTATTTCGACACAGTCGAAGGCGAAACGCCAAGCGCAGACGCGATTTCAGCATTTGTATAGCCAGAAGCCTTCATCGCACGAATTCTCGCCTGTTTTCCGAGAGACAAAGTCTTCGTCGTGCGCGGAGTCGCATAAGAGCGAACCTGATCAATGTCTGAGAAACGCAGGATCTGAGAAAGCGTGGATTCCGAAAATGCGCCAGCTTGAATCGCCTGCCAACAACGTTCAGTTATGGCGATCGGGTGTCGTTGCGCCCCATAACGGACACGTGCTCGGCTGAGGGCCAACTGTCCCTGCTTCTTGATCTCTTTCTGAGTCATGCCGGGATTGGCCTTCTTCATGGCTTTTACTGCGCTGTTGGCAGCCAGCTGTGCCTGTCGCTCCCTGGGAGCGTTCTTCAGAGCGATATTCAGCTGGTGCATCATGTAATCCACCACGTCGCGATAGGCTTCTTTGGCGGTAGCACTATATTTGATCTTCCCCGTGTGCACCATTTCCTTGCGGGCCCTATTTGCGAGCGCCTTCATGCGATTCGCATAGGTGGCGTAAGCTTCTTCCTGGGGGGTCCCGGAAGACAACTTGCGGGCATCCTTCACCTCTGCCATCTGGGTCGATTCCTGTGTGCGCACCTTCGTCTTCCCATGCTTGTCGGTGTATTCTTCCCGCACCTCCTTATAGTGCAACTCTCCGGTATCGGGGTCTATCTTCGGCGTTCCCCTCCGTTTCAACACAGCTTCCTGCGATTTGGCGCGGCTGATTAAAGTGGAGGCCCCATAATGCATGTCCCCATCCTCATCGGGGTGGGCCTGATACTTCTTCTTCAGGGCGCCTATGCAGTTGTCGATCTCGCTTTGCTTCCAGTCCAGCTTGTGCTTCTCAGCGTCGATGACCACCATGCTGTGGCGGACGGCGCGGGCCAACTCGTCCTGGCTGGCGCCTTTCAGCGTCATGTCGGTGATCAGGTTGGACACCTTGCCCATCTCCGTCTGGGTGGCGCTCTTCGTCATCCGCTTGAACTCGTGGCCGTCCCTGAAGTAATGCTCCTTGCCGTCGGCATCCACTTCGACTCTGGAATAGCCATAGCTCATCTTCGGATCGAAGCCTTCCAACCCCTTCAAAGGCGGAGTTGAAGTGATCTTCACCTTGCTGCTGGAGGAGTTGCAGGGAATCACCATCACGGTATCGCCGTCAAAGTCGGCGCCAGACAGTCGAGCGGCTACGTTTGCGTTGATGCCGATCACGTCCTCCGGCGTATTGCCCAGGATTCTCCGTCCATCCGGCTGCTTGTTGTTCACCGTCAGGATCGGGATCTCGAAGGTGCCGCCATGCGGATACCGAATCAGGGCTACGGTTTCGCCGTCCTGATAGTTGGGCGCGTAAACCTCGTCGTCCTTCATCGTGGCAATGGGCAGGATTACCTGATACTTCTGCCTGGGAAGGGCTGCCGCCTGCAGATGCACAGCTGCGGAATCACAGTCGTTGGCGAAAGTCTCCAACAGCTGCTTCTTTACAGTTGGGTTGGTCAGCGAACAGATCTCGTCAAACT